TATTTAATATAATCACCAATTTTAACTCTAGATAATTTCTCTCTATCTCTCAACGCTTCAAAATCAACTGAATTAAAATGCCAATCGAATGTTGCTTCTACTAATCTTACTATTCCCCATCTTTTCATTTGCGTAGGGTTTGTTATAGTGGCAGAACTAATCTCACTAATTTCATAATCATCATCATTCTTTACTGTTGCTTTTGTTTTACCTGACCAATCATGACTTATTTCACTACCTTTTTTACCAGTTGCTTCAAACATTAATCCAAAATTAGATAAATTATTTGTATTACTAGCAAATGCTAAATTATTAAATCTCAAAAAGGAATCAGGATATAAGTCACCAGTAGCAAATAACTTAAACGCTCTTGCTCTATAATCATGATTCAATAATTTATTAAGGTCATTATCATTTAAATCACTTGAAAAAGTAACTCTATCTTCGGTTAAATTGTCCTTACCTAAAGGGTCTAGCCACCAAGTAGTATCTTTAATAGGGCTAGAAAGTATAGCATCACCAGTTCCCGATACCTTTAACCCATGAGTATAACCAGTTATCTTATGAGGTCTATTTCCATTTTTGTATAACTCAAACTCAGGAGTTAATGTAGTGGCACTGTAACTTTTAGGTATTATACTACCTGCTTCAAATCTTTGCATGTCTATAAATCTATAAGTTTCTAAAGGAGTAAATTGTTGAGTAAATCTATTTTGTAGTCTATGGATATAACCGCCTAATGGTATATTAGAATTGACAAAATATAAACTAGGTGTATTAGTAGAACTACCGTTAGGAGAAAATCTAGTATCTTGTGAATTTGTATCAGACACCCCTATTGCTACTGGAAAATTAGGAGCAACAGATACTACATTAGAATTATTTTTTATTTCATTTACGTCAACAACATGCATGTATAAACTAGAAGATATATCTTTTGCTACGCTAGTATTATCATCTTCTAATTCATGTGCTAATTTAATCATAAAATCTCTATTGTTAGTATTGGTATTTTCAATTCCTTTTGGTGTAGTAATGGAATAACCTAATGAATTATTATTTAAATAATCACCATCACTAGATGTCAATTTTAAATCTGAATAACTAAGAGTGTTAGATGCATATGTATAATTCATACCATCATTAAAAATTAATCCCTTTTCAGAAACATTAGAAAAATCAGTTGACCTTGAAGATTCAGTAGAAATAGAAGATATTGCTTTAGCACCTGCAATATATCTAGATGTATTATCTACTGGATTATGCTTGTATATTGTTGCACCGTTTCCAATAGCAGTTGTAATATATCCTTTTAGTGTTAAGAGAGTGGTTGTATTTTCAACTGCTGTGTGACTATGATATTCTCCAATTAAATTATATGAAGAGTCGAAGAATAATGTATAAGCCGTAAAAGAGTGGACTCCTGAAAGACTGACAGTATTAGTACCAACCGCAGAAGAAGCAGCAGTAGTAAAAGATGTTCCCATATCTAATGAAGGAACTAAACTTGAATATACAATATCATCTGTAAAGTTTAAATTTTTATCTATGGTATTATTTAATAAATTAGATAAATCGTCTCTACCAACAATAGTATATTCCATCCTACCCATTTCATTCTTAGATGTAATTTCTTCTACTGTACCACTAAATATTTCTTCATGTAGTGTAAATCCACCTTGATAATAAAACATTCTAGGAATAGCATTTTTTTGATAATACACTTTATTGGCATCTTGTATCTTTACGTATTTTAAGTTCTTATCTCCATACTCTACCTTTATTTCATGTCCTGTAAACCCGTTAACAGTTATCCTAGAATTATATAATTTAGTTGCTGCTATGTCTATGGTATGATTATCTAATGTAATTCTATTGTTTTGTGCTGTTCTTATTTCAGTATCGGCTGCAAAATCTAAATTAAACTTAGAATTACTATAATGTGATACATAAATATCAGCAGAAGTAACAGTGGGAGGTGTAGTATCAGCAGTCCATGTTGATGCAGTAGTCAATTTTTTATGTGATACACTAAATGTTTGGTCGGTATCATCTGCTTTAGCATCTACTGAACTAACTCTATAATAATAATCACCTATTAAAATGATAGAATTGGCTGCTAGAATAGCAGTATAATCATAGTTCCAACCTACTGAAGCATCTTGAGTAGATTTATTATTAAATGCTAACTTAGTAGAAGAAGTAGTTACTTTATGAGGTAATAATACCATATTCATTGTTTTAGTATGTAAGCCATTTCTAACAACCATCTTATCATTTTCTTTATACTTCAAGTGTTGTAGTCCTGAATTATCTAAAGCAGTAACCCTAGCCAATTTGGTCATTCTATTTTGAGGACTATTCACTAAAGTATCTAACGTAACTGGTATTTTATCATTCTTTAATGTTGCATTTTCCCATGTAATATATTTAGCAGGGCCATTCATTTTACCATCAATAGTATTAGCAGTTACACTACTACTATCTTCAGTATGTCTTTTCATTTTAGGAAATATTTCATACCAAAATATAGGGTCTATACTACTATCAGCCTCATCTGCAACCATATTATTATCAGTCAATACAGCATCCAATTTGTCTCTACCTAAGTTTTGTATAGTGTTATCATATTTTCTTTCTGTTTTGAATACTACATTCTGTATAGTTGTACCTATTGTCACTGACGAAATAGTACCAAGGTTTGCTCTTGCATAATCTAAATAAATTCTATAAGAACTACCCCCTACAAAACTCTTATTTTCAACATTTCCAATGTAAGTAGAACCATTAAATAATGAGACACCCTCTACTACTTGATTGTAGCCTGTGGCGTTAAGTGTAAAATATTTTGATGTTGAACCTCGCTCATATTGAGATAAATTACCACCCACAGTAGAAAGTATAGTAACAGACTGAGAACCCCAATGTCTAACAGAAGTTAAAGTATATTTTTCATTATAATCTAATTGATTTTTTACTTCTAGTCTATCATTATAAAAATAAAAAGTAGGTGTATTGACTATACTTATTTTATCATATTTATCTGTTGAAGCAGAAGTATCGCCTCTAAGACCATAACTAACTGCAACTATATCATCTTCACTTTTTAATGCTCCTTTGTATATTTCAAAATTAGTTCCTTTAGGTATAACACCTGTATATTTAGGCTCAAACTCAACTCCGTCACCAAACTCATCAAAAGAAACTATTCTAGTAATCTTAGCAAAGTGAGGTCTAACAGTATCTTCCCTTGTAGTATGGTCATATATATCAGGATTCAATAGAATAAAATAATCTCTATTTTCTATATCTAAACCAATATTGCTATCAGGGGTATCTGATGATGTAGAGTACGTAGCCTTTCTATTTGTAGATGTAGTTGTTTGTAATGAATCATAAATTTTAACTTTAAACGAAGGTGTAGTTTCCTTATTAGTAGCATAAGTAGATAACGAAGTTGATGCTGTGGGTAATAATCTATTTTGAATACTACTAGAACATTGTGCGGCTATGCCATCTGTATGTGGGCCTTTTCTTATTTCTGTAAACATTGCTGATGCAATAGGAGGATTCCCACTATCTAAACTAACATAATCTGTTTCATTTTCTAATCCTAATGTAAGTAGTGTAGGGTTAACTGATACTTCTTTATATGCGTTTGCTCTACAAGTAGAATTGCCTCTATCTTCATAGATATTATTATTACCAAAAGCAGTTTCAAAATCACTTTCTACCACACCTGCATTCAGTGGTAATATCATTCTTCCGTCAACAGCCATATTCACTCACCAAATGTATAATAAAATAATATGTTGCTATAACTAGGGGATAGTGTAGTCAACGATTGAGACGGAGTATTACCTTTAGATAATGATATTTCATATAATTCACCCATAAATTGCGTGTTAGAATTAGTACCATCTTTACCAATAAAGGCATCATCTGCTTTAAATGCAAAAGTAGATACATTAGATAAGTCTTGAGATTTAATCAAAGAGTTATTTAGATAAATATCTATACTACCGCCTTTATTATAAACACAAGATATCTTGAATAATTGTTCAGTATAGAATGCTTCTCTAGGTTGTGATACGTATATTGCTGCTGTATGATTAGAAGCATCTGCAACTGTAACAGTAGTTGTTGTAGGTTTTGCAGTAACAAGACCTAA